GGCGTATGGGGAACCGGTGAATACACCTATTCCTATTCCAGCTGCCAGTGCTGTTGCAAGATTTGCACCGAACTGTTCAAATCCACCGTCTGTCATGGCTTCCATGAGCTGTATGGCTATTGTAATAGCACCAATCACACCGGGGATACCCATTGCAGGTATTGCTCCCAGGCCGGCAAGGATAATGCCTTTCAGTGCAGCGAGGCCTTTCACTACACTCAATATGCTGACTGAAAGCAGTACTCCCCTTGACCATACTTCGCTTGATACAGACCAGAAAGCTCCCCAATCTCCTGTCTGCAGGCCCGTTTTGATAGCTTCATACATTTCCCCTGCTACTTCTACCACTGCTGTTATTACTGCCTGCGTTCCTTCCATGAAGGCAGGGAAGGCCACATCTATAGTCCATTTCCAGGCACTGCTATCAGTGATTTTCTGTCTCATTTCATCCAGCCACTGACCAAATTTTGTATTCATAAACCATTCCCATGCAGTTCCCGCAGTGTTGATTGCCCATGTCCAGGCGGTGTCCAGCCAGCCTTTAATATCCTCTATCTTTTCTGTCCATGTTGTTTCAGTCAACCACTGCCAGACATCTCCTGCTGTATCAATTACCCATATCCACGCTCTCTGGAGCCAATTCCACATATTCTCCAGAATCGGTGATATAATAGCCCAGGCTGCCTGTGTTTTCTCCTGTATGCCAAACCAGTTTTCCCGCCAGGCTGTGGCCATTAAGCCTACTGCAAGAGCAATGAGTGTCATTCCTACTACTACCGGGCTGGATATGAGAGAAACAACAGTACCCAGGAGCATGAGCCCTTTGATAAAAGCAGAAATTGCTCCAGCTGTGATACCAAGTACTGTTACTATGCCAAGAATAGCCGCCCCCAGAACTATCCACTGTGCTATCTGGTCTCTTTGAGTGTCTGTGAGATTATCGAATCTGGTTACTAATCGCTGGGCCATTTCCACTAATGTTCTTGCATAAGGCATCAGGTCCTGACCGATTGAGATAGCCACCCCCTCAAACTGGGATTTCAAGATGAGTAATTGACCGCTCAAGGTGTTAAGCTGTTCCCTTTCCAGCCTTTCAGCTAGGCCGCCAGATTCTCTCAACCGGTCAATGAACTCTAACAGTGCATTTGAGCCCTGGCTGACAAGTGCAGTCATTGCCGGGCCAGCACGATCCCCGAATATCTCCATCATGTCGGCTGCAGTTGCGCCCGACTTCTCGAGCTGTGCGATGATGTTCTCGAACGGGAGCAGCTCCCCAGTCGCTGTCTTGGTCTGCACGCCGAGTTTCCTAAGCCGGTCCTGGACGGCCTTGGTGGGATTGAGAAGTCTACTTAGGGCTTGCCGCAGGGAAGTACCGGCCATGCTGCCCTGAATACCTGCATTACCCAGGAGTGCAATCGCAGCAGTAGTGGTCTCAAAAGCCACTCCTGCACCACGGGCAACCGGACCCACATATTTGAAAGATTCCCCGAGCATCTGCAGATTGACGTTTGCTCCTGTCATGGCAGATACAAGTATGTCGTTCGCCCAGGCCAGTTGTTCTATTTCAAGTCCATATCCAGTGAGGATATTCGTTGTTATGTCTGCTGCAGTACCCAGGTCTATCATACCAGCTGCTGCCAGCTGTAATACACTGGGCATTGCTGCAACAGTTTGTGTAGCGTTGAATCCAGCCATGGCCATAAATTCCATACCTTCTGCTACTTCGCTTGCTGTGTATTTAGTGGACTTGGCCAGGTCAAGGGCTGTTTTCTCAAGCAGCTGAAATTCTTCTGCTGTAGCCCGGCTGATAGATCCAACCCTTGTCATTGCCTGTTCAAAATCAGCAGCCACTTTGACAACACCACCGGCAGAGGCGGCCAGGGCTGCCAGGTATAATCCGGATTGCCTGCCTACGCGGGCAATAGAATCAAGGTCTCTTGTTACACGTCTTGCTGTCCGCTGGAATCTTTGCATGATATTCTCTGCCTGGTTGAATCCTTTTGAAAACCTGGCTGTCCTGGCTACCAGGTCAACCGTCAATTGTGCTATTGTTGCCATCTTCTCACCTCCGCCTTACATTTTTCCTTTCTTGCCGCCAAAAGCCAGAATCAAGGCCTCGGCAGCTGCCTTTTGCTGCTCAATATCCTGTTCCTGTCTGTCAAATTTCGGCATAAACTCATCTGGCCGGAAGGCACGTGTACCTTTCTTCCTGTTGACATTTGCAATTGTGCTGGCAATAATTCCGGCTCGTAAATCTGCCCTTTCTTCTCCTTGTGGTTCTAGTTGTAAATATGCCAGCCACTCTGTCAGTTCCCGGCTGGTGTGTTTTTCTAACACTTCTCTAGGCGACATTCCGAGCAATATGGCTAATCTAAAAACAAGCCTTCGGAAGTCGTTTCTTCGGAGTTTTTTGTTAGTTCCTCCAAATCATCTTGAGATATACCGGAAAGTTCCATAGCCACTGCAAAGATTCTGTCTAGAGCTTTTGCAGATTTCTGGGAAATTGCCACCACATCTGCTTCTGTGAATAGACGTTTTCCGGCTTCATCTATTGTACACAAGGCCACCAACTTAGCCCTGGCGTTCTTCATATTTACCTGTGTGTCTTTACCCCGCTGTTTGACAATACTTGCTTCATATGCATCTCTCTCTTTTCCGCTCATACCCCGGACAATAACATGCCCGTTCCATTCGGGAATGAAAACCTCTCTTTTCTCTATATCATCTGCATTGAGAATCGCTTCTCTTGTCAGAAATACTTTCTTTTCTTTAGACATTTGCACCCCTCCCTAAGTAAAATAAAGAAGGACAGGTTGCCCTGCCCTTATCATGGTACCAGCTTGCCAAATCCCGGCTTACCTGTTGCCCTGAGTGTCGCACTTGCAGATAACAGGCCGTCCGGAGTTATTTCGCCTATGTTAAAGCCAATTACATAAGCGTCAAACTGATAATAGTTCTCCTCATCTGGAAATAGAATCCGGTAGCTTCTCTTAACCCTGCTTTCCATATCATCATGGAAAGACTGCTGGTCGGTGTCCTCTGGGTCAAAGTTGAAGTTAACAGTCGCCTCCCCATTCCGCAGGATGGTCGGTACTATCTCTTCACGGCCATCAGGACTATCTAAGGTTGTCGCATCCTGCGTATCCATTGTAGATTCAGGGGGAGTGATACTAGTTATCTGCCCTATTGCCTCCCAGGTATCTGGTTCAACCAATCTCAAAAACTGTGTACCTATTCCCCAACTAGCCATTATTCATCACCCTTTCTTTTTTGTGTGCATAATGAAAAAGTCGACATCACAACGATACCGACCAGTTTCTGGTTCATAATCATCTCTTGAGTCTGCCATCAAAACAGCAGATTTTGTCTTATTACCTAATTTTCCTCTGAAAAAATCTAATGAATTATAAAGTGTTATAGCCATTTGCTTGGCCTGGCCAAAGGTTTTCGCATAACAGGACAGCTGTATCCTGGGGTTTGATGCACTCTCTCCGGTGAGAGTCAATGTCCGGGGAGAGCTAATCCGCTGATAAACTATTGCTGGTACATCTTCATCCTGGGGGACGGCCCGGGGAAACAGCCTGTCCTGAATGATAGAAGTAATTTTTTCATCTGATAATAAGTGAGCAACAAGATCCTGTTCTATGTCCATGTATATCACCTGCCAATCTTCCGGACCTCTTCCAGTACAGCTTCTACCATTGCATCATTCGTCTCCTGTGCGGCCTTCTTTTGCATCTCATCTATTGCAGGGCGCAGGAAGGGCCGGGCTGTCATTTTTGAAGTACCCAGCTCCAAGAATCTGGCCACATGAGCACGTGTTTTTGCTGTTACTCCTATTGATTCTGTTACTTCTCCTGTTCTTTGCCTTGCGGTCCAGGAGCGAATATATCTTTTTGTTCTACCAGTATCCACCGGCACCCTCCGTTTCGCCTCCTGGACAACAGGAGAGGCTCCTGCTTTGGCTGATTTCTTGAGAGCTCTTTTCTGGGCGGTGTTGTTGATTCTTTTCAGATTTCTTAGAAGTTCTTTATCTCCATCCATTTTGAAGCTGATTTCCATTATCGAATCACTTCCTTGCACATCAGCTGTAAATCTATATTTTTCTCCTGCCAGTTAATAACGGACTCTATCTCAAATACTCGGTTTTTGAACAAGACCCTCATAGTTGGCTTAATACCTTCTCTATATCTAATCCGTATTCTGTGTGTTATTTCCGCCTGTACCTGATGTTTCGCCCAGTATTCTTTCCCACTGATGGGCTCTACACTTGCCCAAACTTTTGCGAAATCCCGCCATTCTTCGATTATCTCGTTATATTCATTTCTCGTCTTGATATATTCCTGTATTGTTATACGGTGTCTTAATTTTCCGGGATTCATTCTTCTGTCTCCTTCTCAGATTCATAACAATATTTTAGCTGAGCCAGCATACTTTCTATAATAGGCCTTATCTTGTCGCTTGCCTTTCCGATATATTCCCTATTTTCATACCAATCAGAAATTAATATCCAACAAAATATTCTGGCCAGGTGATTTGATTCATCAAATTCATGTCCTGTTGCATTCTTCAAATATTCCTCTGCTGCATTTATGAGAGAATTAAGTAATACATCACTTTCATTATCATCTATTCTGAGGTACTGTTTCATCTCTTCCAAATCTACGATCATATCATCACCCCTTTACAAAGGGAGAGAGGGACCAGCCCTCTCTATTTCTTTGGATCTTTATTAGCTTTTTTAGACGGCCTCTTTGGCTCGTTTTTTGCATCAGTTTTTAACTCAGCTTTCGGCTTGGCTTCCACTAGGGCAACAATTCCAGCTTTTTCAAGTTCTTCTGCTCTTTCTTCCGACACATCAAACACATCACCCTGCATCCTGTTTCTGCAGGCCACTTTGTCCAAGAAGTGATATAAAGCTTTTACCTTAACCACCAGCCATCACTCCTTATATTTGGAGCTGGCCATACACCATAGCCGCAGCATCCCACATCTTCAAGTCATCTCTAGTGATAACCCTCAGCTCTGTGGCATCCTTGCGCCATGCATCTCCGCCCTCGGTTGTGGAAGCCAGCTCATAGACACCTCTGGTGAACAATACTGCGAATTGCTCGCCGTTTCCAATGAAGATAGGCGCTAAATCTGGTGTTCCTTGTACATCTGGTGGTACAGCTGGTGTTCCTTGTATGGTCGGCAGGTAACGGTTAGACACTACCACAACCGGGCGGCCTTTGAATACCTTGCGTCCCGGCTGGGTGATATCGTCGGTTAAGAGATAGCGCCCGTCTAGGTCCACCTGGGT